AAGTCATTTAAGGCTCGTCACGCTAAAAACATATCTAAAGGTAAAATGTCTGCGGCTTATTGGGCCGATAAAGTTAAGTGGTAACTAAGACATACTAAACATAAGCATTTAATAGGGAAATCGCTAATGTCCGAACAACGCTTTGATAGGCTAGAAAACAGTCTTGATAGACTAACTAGTAAGGTAGATCAAATGTCAGAAGTTGTGACCGCTTTGGCACGTATTGAAGAGAAACACGTAGCCGTCCAACAACGCTTAGATCACCATGATAGGCGTTTAAATAAACATAGTGATGCGCTAGACGAGTTATTCGTTGATACAACCAGAATGGCAAAGACTTCAGGCACTAATGAATGGTTTATTAGAATACTAATAGCGAGCATGGTAGGCACAGTTGCTTACTTATTGAGAGGTTGAAATGAAGTTATTTTCAGTAGTTGAAATGATTACAGGTATTTTTAAGCCAGCCGCAGAGCTAGTGGACGAATTACACACATCAGAAGAAGAGCGTTTAAATAACAAGTTACGTTTGTTAGAACTTCAAGCTGCTGCTGTAGACAAGGCTACTGAATACCATCAGTCTCTATTTGAAAACCAAGCTAAAATTATTAACTCAGAAGCACAAAGTTCTAACTGGATTGCCTCTAGCTGGCGACCTATAGTTATGTTGACCTTTACTGGTTTAGTCGTAGCTAGATACTTAGGTTTTGATGCGCCTAATATGACACCAGAAGACCACGAAAACCTATGGACTCTAATACAAATAGGACTAGGTGGATACGTAGTGGGACGTTCTGTAGAAAAAACTGTAAAAACATGGAAACAGGATTAACATGAAAACATATTTAGAACTCGTCAATGAGATACTTTTACGCCTTAGAGAGCGTCAAGTTACTTCTGTAAATGCTAACGACTACTCAAAGCTGATTGGTGTGTTTGTCAACCAAGCTAGAGAGATTGTAGAAAACTCTTGGGAGTGGTCAGCGTTACGTACTACTTTGTCTGCTACTACTAGTGAGGACGTTTTTAACTATGTTCTTACTGGTTCTCAGAATCGAATTACAGTACTTGACGTTATCAATGACACTCAAAATAAGTTTATGACTTATAAAACAGCTAGTCAGTTTAACAAATATTTTAACACTGACGACCCTGCTAAGGGCGCTCCTTGTGACTATAGCTTTAATGGTATTGATGCCAATGGTGACACACAGGTAGACGTATGGCCTATCCCTGATGGAACATACGAACTACGCTTTAACGTGGTAAAGAGAACTGTAGAGCTTGAGGACAATGCTGATGTAATGACTATCCCTCATGCTCCTGTGGTTGCTTTGGCTTATGCTTTAGCTGTAGAAGAGCGTGGTGAAGATGGAGGTATGTCTAGTACTAACGCTTACGTACTGGCTAATCGTTTACTTTCTGACGCTATTGCCCTTGATGCTGGTAAACACCCTGAGGAACTAGTCTGGGGAGCAGTATAATGCCAAAACAATTACTATCTGCTTCCATAGCAGCTCCAGGATTTTTTGGAGTAAATACACAAGAATCAGGGACTACTTTAGAAGCTGGTTTTGCTATTGAAGCTAACAACTGTGTCATTGACGAATCAGGTAGACTAGGTGCTCGTAAAGGCTACACCTATTTAACTCAAGGTTCTACTGGTGTAAACTTAGATGGTATCCATGAGTATGTAGGTGACACAGGTTACGTAGACCACATTAGCTGGGGCAACGGAAGTATCTATAAAGGAACTTCTACTTTAACTACCCTAGAAACTGGTCACGGAGCTAGTGAGTGGAAAGCTACTAACTTTATTGGTAATTGTTATTTAGCTCAAGACGGATACCCTGTAAAAGTCATTGACTCTAACTTGACTATATCTAACTTGTCGTCACAAGGCTCACAGAACTTTGGTACAGTCAATGCTGCGTATGGTCGTCTATGGGCCGCTAGAACGTCCACAGATAAACATACAGTATATTTCACTGCTATAGGTCGAGACGACTTCCAAGGCCACTCTGGGGCTGGTGAGATGGACTTACGTAACATATGGACTAATGGTGGTGACGAGATAGTTCAAATCAGTGGATTTAACGGATACATTATTGTTTTTTGTAAGAACTGTATCGTTGTACTTGGTGATAACAACAATGGTGATTTAACTTTAACTTCCGTAGAAATACGTGTTGTTGAAGTACTAGAAAACGTAGGTTGCATTGCTGCTGGTTCTATACAGAACATAGGAACTGACATCCTGTTTTTGTCAACTAGTGGTGTTCGTTCATTAAACCGAGTAATCCAAGAAAAGTCTAACCCTATTGCTGACGTTTCTAGTAATGTACGTGATGATTTAAACCGACAAGTTAAGTCAGAAAACTTAAATAAAGTTACAGGTATCTACAGTCCTTTTGATTCTATGTACCTTTTGATTCTTCCTGCTAATGATTTAGTTTATTGTTTTGACACAAGAGGAAGACTAGAAGACGGCTCATTCCGAGTAACAACTTGGTCTAAGATGGGCGCTCGTTGTGGTGCTCAGGCTAACACTAATAAACTTTACTTAGGGTTTGCTAACGGAATCGGAGTATATCAAGGTTATTTAGATAACAACGTAAGTTATTATTTGACTTACTTTACTAATTATTTTGACTTCGGGCAACCAACTATTACTAAACTAATGAAGCACATAGGCGTGACTTTGATAGGCGGTAGTGGACAAGAGTTTAAAATAAAAACTGCTGTTGACTATAATGACGTATATAGAACGTATGTTGGCTCAGTGCAACAAAGTACAGTTTCTGAATACAACACTAATGTTGAATACAATGACCCTGATACTTATGACATAACAAGTGACGCTAACCCTGACAAGATAACAACCGATGTGTACACTGCTGCTGAATATGGCGGTTATGGTTTCACAGAAAAAATTAAACTTGCTATAGGAGGCCAAGGCTCTGTAGTTCAATTAGGCTTTGAAGCTGAAGTGAATGGCGACCCCCTCTCAATACAGAAACTCGATATTTACGTAAAACAAGGTAGGTCTTACTAATGGCTAACACTACTTTCACACGATTGACAAACTTTGAGACTAAAGATGGTTTAGCCTCAGGTTCAGCAGCTAAACGAGTCAAGGGTACTGAGATTGAGGATGAATTTGCTCAGGTCAAGACCGTTGTTGACGTTAAGGCTGACATTAACTCACCAGCTCTTACTGGTACTCCGACTGTTCCTACGGCTTCCGCAGGGACTAACACTACTCAAGCTGCTAACACGGCCTATGTTACTACTGCCGTTGCAAATGGTAAGGTATCTCCTGCACTAACAGGGACACCCACAGCACCTACAGCGTCTGCTAGTACTGACAGCACGCAGATAGCAACTACGGCTTTCGTACAAGATCAGAAAGCAAGCCCTGCTTTCACTGGTACACCTACAGCACCTACGGCTTCAGCTTCCACGGATACTACTCAGATAGCGACTACAGCTTTTGTTCAAGATCAAAAAGCAAGTCCTGCTTTCACTGGTACACCTACAGCTCCTACGGCTTCTGCTGGAACTAATACTACACAGATAGCTACTACTGCTTACGTAGAGACAGCGAAAACAGCAGCAAATACCTACACAGACACAGAAGTAGCTGACGCTAAAGTGTCTCCTGCTTTTACAGGTACGCCAACAGCGCCAACGGCTTCTGCTTCAACTAACAATACACAAATAGCAACTACAGCTTACGTTACTACTGCAATATCTAATGCTACACCAACTGCGGCTGAAGTGAACGGACACGCTTATCCAGTAGGTTCTGTATATACTTCTGTTGTATCGACTAACCCTGCTACGTTATTAGGCGTAGGCACATGGGTTGCTTTTGGTGCTGGGCGTGTTCTTGTGGGTCTTGATGCTTCACAGACTGAATTTGACACTGTTGAAGAAACTGGTGGTAGTAAGACACATACATTAACAGAAAGTGAGCTGCCTTCACATACGCACAACACGTTGTCTAGTTATCAAAATAATGTAGAAGTAATAGGCAGTTCTGTTGTTACTATTACCGAAGCTGATCGTTCTGGTGCTGATGGTAATGTAGACATAGCTACTTCTTCTACAGGTAGTGGTGCAGCGCATAATAACTTACAACCATACATAACAGTATACTTCTGGAAGAGGACTGCATAATGGCTTTACCTTTTTTTAAGGGCTTATTTAGCTCAAAACCTAAAGTAGACGAGCGTGACCCCATGGCTCTTCGTCAAGGAACTTTAGCTACTAGTCCTACTGGTGCTATTTATCCTTCAGGTCGTGATGCTGTTACGCCTAATTTAGCAACTACATTAACATTAGGGCCAGCAGCTAGACCTGTAACTTCTTTTATTAATCAAGCAAGATATGGAATGAACCAACAAGCTGCTGACGAATATAACAGATTAGCCGCAGAAAATAAAGGTTTCATGGACATGTCAGAAGCTGAACGTGTACAGTTAGCACGTAAGCCTCAAATGGACGCACAGTTACCTAATGCTGTTTCTAGGCCTAGTCGTAATAACTCTAATAGGGGGAACGTAGTGTCTAACCAAGAAGTAGTACCTATGCCTCAAGTCCCATTTCCTCAGGTTGGGACAAGTGAAGGCTTTACAGGTATGTTCCAAGGTACATTACCTGATGTACCACAAATTACACCAACATTTGCACCTGAGATTGGCGCAGCTCCACAGCTTACTGATGGACTATTCCAAGGTGAACTACCTGAAGTAACAGGTATTACTCCTACGTATGCGCCTGAGATTGGCCCTGTTCAAGACGCAGGAACATTCCGTCCTGTCACAGTCACTTCCAGTGCTAGTCAGGCTGCTTTTAGTCCTGAAGGTGTTACTACTGGTCTTACAGGTTCTGCTGCTGACTTACAACAACAGGCAGCTATGGGAGCTATGGGCTTTGGTGAACGTCAACAGTCTTTATTTGACCAAGGCGTAGCAGACCGTGCTCAAGAAATATATAACAGACAACTTGCTTTGTTAGCACCACAAGAGCGTATGCGTCAAGCTGCCACAGAAGAATCCTTAGCAGCTACTGGTCAAGGTGGTTTAACATTTACACCAGAAACTGTTGGTCTTGCAGGAGATGATTTAATAAATATCGGAAGATATGAGGATTCTCTAGCTCGTCAAACTGCCAGAGCACAACTAGCGGCTGCTGCTGATCGACAAGCAATGGCTGAAAGAGCACAAGAGATTGGACTAACTCAAGCAGCCCAGCAAAGTATGTTTGGTCAGTTTGGTCAACTAGCAGGACTAGAAGCACAAGGTATTGGCCCTGCTCTACAGGCTGCTCAGATGCGCCAAGAATTTGGTTTACAGGAACAACAGCTTCCTTATCAACTAGCGGCACAAGCGGCTAACATAGATGCTGCTAAGTTGGCTCAAGCACAGTCACAACAACAGTTACCATTTGAACTTGCTGCTATGGCTTCTCAGATTGACGCTAACCAGTTGGCACAAATGACTCAACAGCAACGCCTACCTTATGAACTAGCGGCTCAAGCAGCAGGCATAGATCAAACTAAACTAGGTATGTTAGCACAACAGCAACAGTTGCCTTATCAGTTAGCACAGGCACAATTAGCACTAGACCTAGGACAGCAAGAAATTGCTCAGGGCGGACAACTGTTCCCAGCTCAGTTAGACCAAATGCTTGCTAATATTGATTTAACTAAAGCTCAAACAGAAGCTGCACGTTATCAACCTAGTACTTTAGGTACTGGATTATTAGGACTAGGAACTTCTTTCTTAGGTACAAGCGCAGGCTCTAATTGGTTGACTAATTTATTTGGTAGAGTTTAATTACCACAACAGGAGACACACTAATGGCAAAAGGTTTATTTACCGCAGGAGACCCTGTTGCGGATATACTAGCAAAACGTAGAATGAGAGCGCAAGACTTACAGAATCAGATGATGCAGTTGTCTGCTCAAGGCGCTGCTCGTCCTGATAAGGCTCGTTTAGCTTCTTTCTTAGGTTCTGCTATTGGTCGAGGTTTGGCTGGTAATTTACCAGACCCTGAGCTTGATAAAATAAAAGCAGAGCAAGAAGGTATCCAAGGTTTACAAAAAGACTTTGCTGCTGCTCTAACACAAGGTAAAGCCGATGAACAACTTGCTCTTGCTAATGAATTAATCCAAAAAGGATACACACAAGAAGGGACTCAGTTGTTTCAACAAGCTCAGTTGAATAAACAAGCAGAAGCAGCTCAGG